AACACTAAGGACGGATTAATTAAAATTTTAGAAAATGACAAAGAAAGAAGATTACAAAAAAAATCCTGAACCAACATATTATACAGGGATAAAATATGGTTATTCAGCTAGAAAAGTGGTAGAAGATTTTGACCTAAGCTATAATCTAGGGACTGCTTGTTCGTATCTTTTAAGAGCAGGAAAGAAAGAAGGCAACCCTGCTGAACAAGATATACAGAAAGCAATAAACCATTTGCATTTTGAACTAGACAAACTCTTTAAAGGTATTGATATTAAAACAGGGGGACTTGCACAATGACACTCTACAAATGTATTTGCGGAAACTCTAAAGAAATAAGCAAACAGACTATTGGTCTAAGAGATGGAAAGTGGGTGACACTACAAGCTCTTTGTGATTGTGGGAAGTATATGGATAGCGAACCTAAAGATGGGATGCCTAGTCTTAAAAGAACAGAAGCGTCATTAAGTAAAAAAAAAAGACATGATAAACTTTGGGATGGTGCAAAAGAAAAACTATTAGGCGAAAGAGGCATTAATGAATCCTTTGACTAATGAACTTTGTAATAAATAACAATCAAGATAAACAAAGTCTTTTTAACTACTTAAAAGAGTTGGGAAGTGATTACATAGTTAAAGTAAAGAAACAAAGAAACAATAGGTCAAGTATGCAAAACAATTACTATTGGGCTTGTATAGTACAACCATTAGCAAATGAGCTAGGCTATTTTCCTGACGAATTACATGACACACTCAAAGTAAAGTTTGCAAGTGAATGGCAAAGCATAGATATAAACGATAAGCAGATAGGACTACAAACAGTTAATAGCACCGCAAGAATGAACACAAAAGAGTTTGAAGTATATGCAGACCAAATAAGAATATGGGCAATGACAGAGCTAGGCATAAGATTAATGTTGCCAAATGAATTCAAGTGATTTCTATTATATAATACAACTTGATTAATCAAAATATTTCAAAATGAATACACACGGAGGGAAAAGAGAAGGGGCAGGTAGAAAGGCAAAAGCAGAAGAACAAAAGCTAATAGAGAATCTTACACCTATGAATGCAATGGCTTTAGAGTCATTACAAAAAGGATTAGAAAAAAAAGAACAATGGGCAGTTAAGTTATTCTTCGAATACTTTTATGGAAGACCACAGCAAAGAGTAGATGTTACATCAAATGAGGAGAGTCTTAATATGCCACTTATTACATTTATAGAAACTGATACTGAGTAAAAAATACAATCCCTTATTTGAGTCTGACTGTCGTTATTACATAATAACAGGCGGTAGGGGTTCTGGTAAGTCTTTTGCCGTTACAGTCTTTTTAACACTACTCACAATGTCAAGAAACATTAGGGTATTGTTTACGAGATACACAATGGTATCAGCACACCTATCAATCATTCCCGAGTTCTTAGAAAAGATAGGGCTATTAGGTTTTGATGAAATATTTAGTATTAACAAAGCAGAAGTATTAAATACAAGTAATCAATCTGACATTCTATTTAGAGGTATTAAGACATCAGCAGGAAATCAAACTGCAAGTTTAAAGTCTTTACAGGGCATTAGCTGTTGGGTATTAGATGAAGCAGAAGAACTTATTGATGAAGATATATTTGATACAATTGATCTAAGTATAAGAGAAAAGGACATACAGAATAGAGTTGTCTTAATATTAAACCCTGTCACTAAAGAACATTGGATATATAAACGCTTCTTTGAGGATAAAGGCGTAGAGGCAGGTTTTAACGGCTCTAAGGACAATATATGCTATATGCATAGTACATACCTAGACAACAAAGAAAACCTCTCTAGCAGCTTCCTAGAGCGTATTAAGAGCATAAAGCATAATAACTTTAAAAAGTATCAGCATAAGATTATGGGGGGTTGGTTAGAACGTGCCGAAGGTGTCGTGTTTGATAATTGGAGTATTGGTGAATTTAATCCTGATGGGCTTCAAACTTCTTGTGGAATGGACTTTGGATTTAGTATTGATCCTGATAGTCTTACTGAAGTGGCAATAGATAAGAAGAAACAAAGAATCTATTTAAAAGAACATATATACAGGAACGGGTTGAAGTCGCATGAACTTGCAAAAGTGATATTAGACAAAGTAGGCGATAAACTGATAATTGCTGATAGTGCAGAACCGCGTCTTATTGCAGATCTTAGGCATTTAGGAGTAAACATTAAACCTGTAAAAAAAGGAACTATTGAAAGCGGAATAACTAGAATGCAAGACTTTCATTTAGTTATAACTCCTGAGAGTACGAATATTGCTAAAGAATTAAACAACTATGCTTTTCAAGACAAAGGTTCAAAATTATACATAGACAATTGGAATCATGCTATTGATGGAATAAGATATAACGTTATATATCACTTAGACAATCCAAATGCAGGTAAGTATTTTGTGCAATAAAAAAAAGGGTGCAGATTAATTAAACCCACACCCTTTAAAACTAAAATGAATACAAAAACGGGCAAATATACACTATATATTTTCAATTAAACTAAATAACAACATTTTCTATTATATTAATGTATGAAGGTTAAAATCAAGAAGAAGGGCAAAGTAAAAGAGTTCAAGCTAATAAGTAAGTGGTCAGATGTAACGCTAGAAAAGTGGCTAAAACTAATTGACTTTAAAGAGGGAACGAAAACAAAAGAAGCGGAAGAAACAATAGCAGCATTATCAAATATTCCAAAAGACTTAATAAAGCAGTTGGAAATAAGAGACATTGCTATTATAATGGAGAAGGTAGCTGAGATACAACAGGAGCAAGATAGTTCTTTAAAAGGTATAATAGAAGTAAACGAAAAAAGATACGGCTATATGCCAGATCTAAATAGCATGACTCTCGGTGAGTGGTCAGATCTAGAGACTTTTATCAAAGATGGAATTGAAAAGAATATGCCACAAGTGATGGCAGTTCTTTATAGACCAATAGTTGAAGAAACAGAAAGCGGAGTTTATACTATTGAAGCGTATGATGGGGATATTGCCATAAGGACGGAAGAAATGAAGAAGATGTCAGCAGAACAAGTGCAAAGTGCATTGGTTTTTTTTTGCAATTTAGGGAGGGTATTGTCAAAGACTTTGGAATCATTTTCGATGGATCGGCTGAAGGAAATGAAAACGCAATTGCCTCCGAATCTTTTGCAGAAAAGTGGGGATACTTTGGATTGATGTATCGGTTATGTAATGCTGATATTTCAAAATTAGAACAAATAACAAAGCTCAACATATTAGAAGCGTTTACATGGTTGAGTTATGAAACAGACTTAGAGTCGCAAAATAAAGTAAAACATGGCAGTAAACAATAAGACATATAATAACGTAGTAGACACTCTTTGTAGACTTGGAGAATATCATTCTCAAATATCAACCGTTTCGGTTGGGGATATATTTGACATTCAACTTGATAAGATGGAAAAACTACCCCTCTTGCACCTCAATCCAACATCAGTAGCAACAGGGGATAGTGAACTTATATACAACTTCCAGATATTTATTTGCGATCTTGTATCAGAAAAGGATAATTGGCAAACATTTCAAGCGGCTCAATTAACTAAGCTGTTAGACCCTAAGAATAATGAGCAGCAAGTATGGAACCAGACTTTAGAAATATGTACTGACTTTATTGGTATGTTAAGACATAGCTCAAGACAATCTTTAGCAGGAGTGAATGATATTAATGTTCCAATATACTTTACACAAGATCAATTTACAATAGAGCCGTTCCAAGAAAGATTTGACAATCTTTTATGTGGTTGGACTTTTACAATCGGAATTAAAGTAATGAATGACTTTGATACTTGTGTCATTCCTGTAACAGATGCAGGAGCAGGGTACTAATGTGGAAATACTTAAAGAAATTAAATAAAATAAAAATAGGCAAAATAGAAATACAAATAATACCACCAACAATAACAATTAAAATATAAAACATGGCAAACTTAGTAACAACCATTAGCGAATCCGTTTCTTTGAATGGAAGTCTAAGAGGTTCAACAAATTCAGTAACAACAGCAGACATAGTAGATGTCTTTGAAAGGATAGTAACTTGTACACATTCTCAAACTACAACCGTAGCAGTATTTGGTTCAACACCATATAGTGCAGATGGGGCTTTAGATGTAGAGAACTGTAAATATTTACGGATCACCAACTTAAGTTCAGATCAAGATATGAAAGTGGCTTTTGTAACAGCAGCTACAAACTATCAAGTAACTGTAAGGGCAGGAGGTTCTCATATCTTATTTCAAGCAGAAGAAGTACTAATAGGAGAAGAAGATGCGTCTCCTGCATTCCCTACGCTAGAAGATTTGGTAACAGTAGAAGTAAGACCTGCCGCAACAACTGATGTGCAAGTAGAAATATTTGTTGGACTTGTCTAATGAAAACCGAAAACTTAGAAAGGTATTTGGATAGTTTTGGTAAATATGTGGTTCAGCAATCAAGAACTAATTTGACCAAAGGCAAAAAGAATGTGGATAAGACTTTGTATAATTCAATTAAATTTGAAGTAAGTACAAGCACAGATGGTTTAAGTATAGAATTCTATATGGCAGACTATGGTACTTTTGTAGACAAAGGGGTTTCGGGGGCTAAAAAAAATCGGAGTTTTAAAAATTGGGAAGGAAAAGATGCACCAAGCCCTTATAAATATACGAGTAAGCAGCCACCGACAGGAATAATTGAAAAGTGGATAAAAAAAAGAGGATTAAAAGGGAGAGTGGACAAAAATTGGAAAAGTGCAGGGAATAGGGGTGGTCAATTTATAACACACAAATCATTTGCGTTTTTAGTAGCAAGAAAAATCAAATTAAAAGGAATAAAAGGTATCAGTTTCTTTCAAAGGCCAATAATGTTGGGTTTAAAAAAGTTTATGCCCGAAATGTTAAAGGGACTAAAAGATGATATTTTAGACGAATTAAAACAAGTAAAATAAAAAACAATGCCCGTATCAAATTCAATAATAGAACAAGAACCTTTATACGATCAACTACCTGTTGGTCAAGAGATTATATTTGTAGTATCAAATCAAGATGCAGTAGCGAATGAAACTAAAGTAAAATTTTGTGCTGAGGTTCATATAAGCCCAACGCTACAACCAAACACAAGTGTCGGTACAGATTTAATAGGGACTTTCAAAACGACACCTAACAATGCAGGGGTTGGAATCTTTGATTTAAGAAGCATAGTGGAGAACTATGTGAAAGCCGATAATATGGCAGCAGATGGCAGTCAATATAAAAGCACTGTTACTGATGCTGATAATAGACACCCTATACATTTAATTGATTGGTTCTCCCTTAATAATAATACAGTAAGATATATGGCATTACAATTCTATGTAGAATACTTAGGTGCAGATGATGGAGTGAATACAGTTGATCCGAATATAGTAAGACGTGCAGCAGGAACATCCGCAAATTCTAATCTATTCACTTTATTTAATGGCTATTTAAAATATACAGATGAATTAGCTTTATTTCAAGGTGACTTTGGTTATTCTTTAACCGACTTTTTCCCTGACGATAATTTATCACCATCACCTGCGGGTTCAAGCAAAAAGTTTCTTACCAACGCACCAAAAACTCAATATGCAAATGTAAATGACTATGGAACTTTAGCGCTCTTCCAAAAAAACCAAACGCAAAGTGACGCAATTTATAGAATGGAGTTTACTTATTATGATAGCGGTGGTAATGATATTGGTTCTGAGTTTATAGGTAAGGGGACGACAACAGGGGCATATACTGTGTGGGATACAGAAGTAAACAAGCAGCTTTTGTTTTTTGGTTGCTTTCCTGCTAACTTACAAAATTGGTCATCAACATTTCAAGGGTTGGTTTCATTGGGAACTATTTTAGGTGGGTACTACACAATAAGATTTGAAAATGCAGCAGGTGCAAATACAATGTCAATTTACACTATACAGGTGAAATGTCCTGATAACAAAGGGTATGAAAGTATTAGACTTTGTTGGTTGAACCAATGGGGTGCTTGGGACTATTATACATTCACAAAGAAGTCAATTAAAACAATATCAACTAAAGGTTCTACATATACACAATTACAAGGAACTTGGAATGATAGTGTTTATACAGTAGACAGTTATAAAGGAGGAAAGAAATCGTTTAGAGTAAATTCAACCGAGAAGATAAAAATGAATACAGACTTTGTAAGTGAAGATGACAATGTGATGTTTGAGGAGTTAATAAACAGCCCAGAGGTATATTTATTAAATGGTTTTAAAACAGACAACTTTACGGCTTTTAATACCTATGTAGTTCCTGTAAGACTTACAACATCTAGCTTTACAAGAAAGACAAGTGTAAATGATAGACTAATACAATATACATTTGAAATAGAGAAAACTAAAACACTAAGAACACAAGCCGTATAATGAGTATACAACTTATAGTATTTCCGCAAAGTTTCAATGGACAATTTAATTCAATATCAAATAGTCCAAATGAGTATGTTGTCAACGGTCTTAATTTTGTAGGACTAAGTGGCAACCCCTCTTATGATAGTTCAACTAGTATACCTATTGTAACTACTTTGATATTTGCAGCCCCTAATGTGGTGAATACTTGGTATAGATTTAGATCAACGATAACGGGAACTCCTGCCTTACCTGTTGTAACCTCTAATGCTGCCGTTCTAAGTTCAGCAACAACTCAAAGTGTCTCAGGAATATATCAAAGACTTTCAAACCTTAGTATAGGACAACAATATACATTTAGAATAAATTTAGGAACAACAGGTGCAGGGAATGTGGTTTTAGCGGTCTATAATGGCAGTACATTTGTTTCTAATCTATTTACTGCCGCAACAACAACAACTACTATCAATCATTATTTTACGGCATCCACGCCTAATGATACTATCATGATTTATTATGATAATACAACTAATGATACAATATCTATTCAGAATGTTTCAGTTTTTGAAACAGGGACTACACCGCCTGGTTATCTTGTAGAAAGCGGTGAAGTAATATGTGATCTTTATGAAGATGAGGACATTCCTTTAACTTTAAGTGTTGATGATTTTAAAAATGCAGCAGAACAGGTGCAATCTTATTCAAAGGCATTTAATCTACCTGCTACAAAAAGAAACAATCAGATTTTTGATAATGTATTTGAGATAACAAGATCGGCACAGGGCAACTTGCAATTCAATCCTTATGCCAAAACTCAATGTACTTTAAAACAAGATGGGTTAGTTTTATTTGAGGGCTATTTAAGATTGATAAATATACAAGACAAAGAGGGGGAAATCAGTTATGATGTAAACTTATATTCTGAAGTAATAGCATTAATGGATGTTTTAGATGCAAAGACTTTCAGCGACTTAGATTTTTCAGAACTTGACCACCCTTATATCTATTCAGAGATTAGAAATAGTTGGCAGGGACAATTAACAGTAGCGGCCTTGCCACTAGATTCATTTGCAAACAATACAGGAGTAGCAGGTGCGACAACTACTAATGTTTTGAAATATCCTTTTGTAGATTGGGCGCATAACTATACAGTTGAAGTAAATACGGGAATGCCTGTACTTCCAAATTTAGAAAGCACATTTAGACCTTTTATAAAAATAAAATATTTAATTGATAGGATATTCAATCAACCTAATTTTCCTTTTACCTATACAAGTGATTTTATTGATAATGATGTAAACTTTCAAGAATTATTTATGGACTTTAATTGGGGGGATAGTAGAACCCCAATGATATTTGATGCAACAGGTTATTTAACTCTAGATGGTGACGTTGATCTTACATCATCTTATGCGACAATTAATTGGACGGAATTTGATGGGCTACCGTATCCCAATAATAGTTTGGCGCCTGTTCCTGCCGAACTTGGATATGCTTCTGGAGTTTTTACGGCTGTTGCTAACAATCAAGTTTATAACGTAAATGGGTCGTGTACATTTAATGGAGCTGGACTGGCAGGGACTTGGAATTGTAGATGGGTACATACTCATTCAGCAGGAACAACAATTTACGCACCCGACTCAGGAACATTAGCACTGACTCAGAGTTATACTTATACTGCTAATTTCTCTGTAACTATGCAGCTTGGTGATACTTTAGTCTTTCAAGCAAAAGAGGGCAGTTCAAATATAAAAATAGGAACGGGCTCTTCTATATTGGGATATGCCCTTTTTTGGACGGTAACGACAGGTGCAAATGAAACAACAAGTAATTCTTTACTGCAAACTTTAAGAGGCGAACTCGGACAATGGGAGTTTCTTAAAGGAATTATGACTATGTTTAATCTAATATCTATCCCTGATAAGTCAAATCCTAATAATATCTTGATAGAACCTTATTCAGACGTTTTTATAAACAACACAAATAGTGGTGATATTAACGACATGACTTTAGCATCTAGGAGTATTGCTCACGATTGGACGGATAAGATAGATGTGACAGAAATGAAATTAACACCGTTAACAGACTTAAATAAAATGACTATTTTTAAGTTTGTAGAAGATGATGATGATTATGCTTTTAATCTTTATAAAAGTTCTGTACAGGGACATTTATACGGAAGTAAAAAATATGACGCTAGTTTAACAACAGGGGGCTTTCAAAGTGTACTAGATGGAGAGAAAGAAGTAATACCCGAGCCATTTGCGGCAACAGTAGTAAAACCTTTAATGTCGCAGTTTCCCGAATTATTAACCCCTGCAATTTATTCTTACAACGCTGATGATGGAACTTCTGAAGCATTTGATAATGCACCAAGAATAATGTATAGCAACGGAGTGAAAACTATGATAAACGCTACTTATTTTGTACCTGCTCAAAATTGCGGTAGCAGTAGTTGTGGAGATTCGGCAGAAGATGAGTTTTTGCAATTTAGTCATTTAAGCACAATTCCTTCTACGGGTTCTAATGTTGATTTTCATTTTGGAGAATGTCAATTAATACCACCTACGGGAAGTCCAACGGCTTTAAATTTATTTAATCTTTATTGGCTTCCTTATTTTGCAGAACTCTATGACCCTGATACAAGAACAATGAGTATCAAAGTGAATTTAACGGCAGCCGATATTGCAACCTTTAATATGTATGATACCGTATTTATTAAGAACAGACAATTTAGAGTTAATAAAATAGACTACAAACCAAACGATTTAGCAACAGTTGAATTTATACTTCTACCATAATGGCAAAACCAATTCCTACAATACCATACATAAAAGGTTATCCAATAAAACCACAAAGAGTTGATAAAACGGGAGTTGTATTTTTTACGTCAGGTGATGGAAATAATATATTGCCTAACCAACAACAATGTGAAGCGTATGGCTATCACTATAATAAAAAAACAGGGACTTGTTCTGCATTTTCTTTTAATGAGAATTTAGGTAGAAACCTAATTAATGAGAACAACGAAATTCAGGGATCAGGAAACGTAACGGCAGGGGGAACTAACAACACCTACATAATGGGTGACGCTAATATTACTCATGGTGCTACTAGAAACAATATTATAATAGGTTCAAACAACGAGATAGCTAATGGAGTTAATAGAGCTTTTGTATTCGGGCATTTAGGCGAAGCCACAACAACCAACTCTTTAGTGATAGGAGGTAACGCTGATGAGGACAGCGTAGGCGAAAGACAAAGTATGCAGTTAATGTATGGCCGCCAAACAATAGACGGAACAACAGTTGATTCTTATTTAAACAATACTTATAATAGTTATTTAGAAGTCCCTGACAATACGGCTATGTATTTTCATGCAGACGTTTTAGCGGTTAGGGTTGGGGGATCGGGTGCAGGTTCAGCAGGTGATTATAAGTCTTGGGTTGAAAGAGGCGTTGTAATTAATAAGTCAGGAACTTTAAGCATAGAAAGGGAAAGAGATACAATTAAGGGATCGGGAACAACAACAGGTTGGCAGCCAACAGGGGCGGTGTCAGGCACGAATTTTACTATACAAGTAAAAGCATCAAATAACATGACAGTTGAATGGGCATTAAATATAACATTCACACAAATTAAAACAGGAGTAGCACTTTAAAATATAAAGATATGGCGAAAGAAGTCTTAGAAATGGAAATAAAAAGTAACACAAAAGAGGTTACTAAAGACGTAGGGAAATTAGGGAAGGCAACTAATGCAGTAAGTGGGGGTGTTAAAAAGCTTGGAGTAAGTTTTGGCTCATTGTTTAAGGCGGTTGGGGTGGTTGCTTTATTGAATAAAGCATTTGAAGTGTTGCAAGAGGTGTTTATGAAAAATCAAAAGGTTGTTGATATTTTCAATACAGCTATGACAGCACTAAGTATTGCCTTTAATGATTTATTTGGCTATATTGAAAACAATCTAGGGACTATCACAGGATTTTTCAAAGAAATTTTTGAGAACCCTGCTGAAAGAATTAAAGAACTTGGAACTTCAATCAAAGAAGGGCTAATAGATAGGTTCAATGAATTTGTAGAAGTCTTAGGATTAGCAGGAAAAGCATTTGGGCAATTAATTAGTGGAGAATTTAGTGCAGCATTTGATACTATAAAAGAAGCAGGTAAGCAAACTATTGATGTTGTTACAGGAGTAGATGATAGTTTTGCACAGGTAGCTGAAACTGTTACAAATTACACAAAAAAAGTAGTGGAACAAGCAGTAGCAATTACTGCAACGACTAAGGCCGCAGAAAGAGCAGCAGTAGAATTTGCCAAGTTAAATGCTCAATACTTAAAAGATGCTGAGATTCAAAGACAAATTAGAGATGACGAAACAAAGACTTTTGAAGAAAGGATAGCGGCAAACCTAGAGCTAGATAAGATTTTAGCAGAACAACAAAAACTTCAAAGGGCGCAAGTTCAGGTTCAAATTGATGCAGCCCAAGCACAATACAACATTAATGCTAGTGAAGAAAATTATATAGCATTGCAAGAGCAAAAAGTTGCCATGCTAGAACTAGAGGAAACTATTACAGGTCAACTATCTGAGCAAAAGACCAATCAAGTAGCTTTAGAAAAAGAACTTTTAGAAACTCAGAACGAACTTAGAGCTGAGGGAATGACAGGAATACAAAGAGAGTTAGAAGAACTTGAAACCTCGTATCAGCAAAAATTAGAGATGGCCAGAAAGTCAGGAATGAAAACTGCTGCCATTACGAAACAATTTGAGGGGCAAAAAGCTAAAATTGTAGCTGATGGGGTTGCCACACAACTATCTGCATACTCAGGACTTACAGGGGCTTTGGGGCAATTAGCAGGGGACAACAAGGCGTTGGCTCTTGCAACGGCAGTCATAGACACTTATGCAGCAGCCAATTCTGTCTTAAAAGATCCCACTCTAGTAGGCCCTGCAAGATGGGCTTCAGCAGCAGCAGTAATTGCAACAGGGTTGGCGAATGTTGCCACAATTATGAAAACCGAAGTTCCTGGAGGGGGTGGAGGTGGTGGAGGTGGTTCTGCTCCAACAACTCCTGCCCCACAAATGATGTCAGGACAATTTGAATTAGGTGGTGGGATTGCACCAGAAGCAACTAGGGCTTATGTAGTTACAGACGAAATGACGAACAGCCAAAATCAATTAGCAAATATAAGACGTAGAGCAACAATTTAAAAATCAAATAAATATTAATTAAATCTATATATATAATATGCCATGTACTAAGTGTAAAGAAGGGAAATATAAATGGGGTAAAACAGGAGAGTGTGAATACGCCACTAAAGAAGCCTGTGAATCAGCTAATCATAAATATAATAAGATGAAACCAACACCACTAGGAAAGAAAACGTATGAAGAATACGCAAAAGAATTAAAAGAATATAATTTTAGTTCAGTTTATAAGGTTGAATTAAAAGATGTTAAAACTTTAGATAAATTAGCTGCACAATTAGAAAGCGTTACAGTAAGCTTAGATAAAGATTTGTTAAGGATTGAAGATTTTGCTGCTAACGCTAGAGATGATGAAGAATTAAAAAATGAAGCTATTGATTTATCTGCTGAAACTAAAAAAGAAACTGATAAAATAAAGGAACAGGCAGATAAAAGATTAGATGATGTTTTAAAGAACGGAAAAAAACTCTTTCAAGAATGGCAAAAATCTGAAACAGTTTTAGAAAAAGCTAATAGTAATTACAAATCCACTTATAGTAAAGGAGAAGGTTTAAAATCCAAAACTGTAACTGCAATCAAAGAATTTGAACAACAATTAAAAGCGTTAGGAGTAAAAGCTACACCACAAGCATTACAAAACGCAAAATGGAGTGTAGAAGAATTTGATAAACAAGTTCCTGATGCTGCTAAATCATTTAAACGATAATATGAATAACACAAGAATAGTAGAATTAGTCATAGAAGATGACAACCAAGAGTTAGCAATAGATGCTATCTCGCTAGTAAACTCTCCTGCAATAGAACAAGACTTTGTATTTTTTGGAAAAGAAAAAAACAACTTGACATTTGCTAAGGTAGATGAGGAAAAGAGAATGTTAGTTAGTCCTGCCCTTATTCCTAACAAGCAGATATTTAGATATGATCCTAACACCGATTCAGACTACTATGTTTATTTTAGTCCTGAGACTGTACGTAAGGCATCTGAGTTATATTTAAAACATAACAATCATCACAAAGCTACTCACGAACACAACGAAAGGGTGTCAGGTGTTTTAACAGTAGAGTCGTGGATTATTGAAGATACTAAAACAGATAAATCTACTCTTTATGGATTTTCACTTCCAAAAGGCACTTGGATGGTTTCTCTAAAAATATCCAATGATGATTTATGGGCTAAGATAAAATCAGGCGAACTTAAAGGGCTTTCAATTGAGGGTTATTTTTCTAATAAATTTGAGCAAATGAATAAGAAACAACCAACTACGGAACAAATACTATCAGCACTTAATGAGATAATAAAAGAATCTAAAACTGAACTAAAAGCAGAAAAGGTTGAGTTGAGTATTGCAGGGGATATACAAAAACAGGTAACAAAACTTTTAGCAGTTAGAAAAAAAATAGAAAGTGCAACTAAAGAATTTAAAAAAGCAAAAGATGATGCTTTAAATGTAAGAGAAGAAGGTGTTGATGTCGTTAGAACAGCACTTGCAATAATAGATGAAGCTGAAACTGCTGCAAAAGAGCTAGGAGTAGACCCTAGAGGAATTAATGGTTTTGAAACTATAAGTAAAGTAAGCGAGAATATTACTAAAGAGTATCAGGACTTATTAAAATTGATATAAATCTAAAAATCAAATAAATAAATAACTATTCTATTATATTAAAAAAGAACCTATGGACTTAAAAGAACAAATATTAGTAGCACTTGGCTTAAACAAAGCTGAAGAAGAAATCAAATTAGAGTGGCAAGCTAAAAGCGAAGATGGTACAATCTTTGTTTCTACTGCCGAAGAATTAGAATCAGGAGTTGATATTTCGGTATTAACTGAAGATGGAACGACTATTCCTTTACCAATCGGAACTTACAAAACTGATACAGGAGTGTCATTTAGAGTTGAAGAAGAAGGTGTAGTATCTGAAGTTATTGAGAGTGAAACAGAAGAAAAAGAAACTCCAAAAGAAGAAGTTGAAGCGGGAGAAGATAGAGGTGAAGATGATGACGAAGCGTCAGTTGATGATTGGGAAGGTATGGAGAAAAGAATCAAGAACCTAGAAGATGCAGTATCTGACCTTAAAAAACAAATAGGAGAAACAGGAGATGTTGAAGAAATGACTGAAGAAGTAACTGAGCCAGGCACAAATCCTAAGACAATCAAAACAACTGAGGTTAAAGAATTTTCAGCAGAAGAAGAATTAGAAAATCTTAAAGCTGAGAACGAAAAACTTAAAACGGAATTAGCAGCAAGTCCTGCTGACTCACCAATTAACACAAACAAATTTACTTCAGAAAGACCTGCACTAAGCAGAAAAGAATACAATAAACTTTCTAAACAAGAAAGATTTTTATATAACCTAAATAAATAATAAATAAAAAAACAAAATTATGGCATTTAATGTAACATCAAATTTTGCGGGAAAAGAAGCGGGAGGATATCTATCAGCCAGTTTAAAAGAAGCAAGATCATTAGACTATTTAACGCAAATTAATAACGTTCGTTATAAAAGTAATTTGCAAACTATGGCGGGGACATCATTGTTGGTGGACAGCACGTGCGATTTCACCGATGCGGGTACTCTCAGTCTTACTGATAAGGTATTGGAAGTCAAGCCTTTACAAATAAATATTGACTTATGCAAAAATAACCTGGTCTCATCATGGGAATCTTTACAGATGTCAGGTGCTTACGCTTCACCTCCACCATCTTTTGAAGATTATGTAATTTCTTACATGGGCGGAATTATTGCTGAGGGAGTAGAAAACTCAGTATGGAGTGGAGTTACTGCAACAACAGGAGAATTTACAGGATTCTTAGGTGCAGCAGTTGGGTACTTATTGCCAGGTGTTGATGCAACAGTAATTCAATCATCAGCTTCAGGTGCTTATACGGCAGCTAACATTATAGCTAACTTACAAACTTTAACGGCAGACATGGCTACGTCTATTCCTTCCGTACTTGGGAAAGAAGATTTACATATCTACATGAATAACAAAACATATGCTTTCTATATTTCAGCAGTATCTACTTTAGGATATGTTAATGCTTACAATATGAATGGTGACTATGAGCCTGTATTTGAGGGCTATAGAATCGCAGTTTGTCCAGGTATGCCTGACAACGAAATGGTTGCGGCTCAGAAATCTAACTTATTCTGGGGAACAAATCTAGTGGATGACTTTGGAGATGTTGGAACAGGGGTTAGAATAGGTTTAATGGATATGTCCTCTCTTGATGGGTCAGATAACATGAGACTTGTAGCTAGATTCTCAGGAGGTGTTCAAACAGGAGTTGGTGCAGATATCGTAAGACAATCGTAATAATACAAAGGAGGGGGTGTAAAAGCCCCCAACTTTTAACCTTTAAAAAATAAAATAACATGGCTTGTACAGACTTAACCAAGGGGAGAGGGCTTGATTGCTCACGAATATCGGGGGGTGTGAAATACATATACTTCGGAGTTCTAGACCAATTTACAGCACCTATTGAAACAGTGGGAATACCTCAAACCGCAGGAGAAATTACTGATATTGAAATGGGAGCAGGAACAGGTCTTTATAGATACACAATGCCATTGGGCGTTGCTAGTATTACTGATACGATTGTAGGTTCTAGAGAAAATGGCACAATTTACTACACACCAACCGCACAGGTTTTATTCAACCGTATCACTAAAGAAGATCAAAACCAAATAAAATTATTAGGGGCAACGAAGGTTGTTATATTTGCTCAATTAAACCAACAACTAGCAAACGGCCACGATATTATTGTGGGAATGGGAGTTGTTAATGGAATGGAATTAAATGCAGGAACTATTGATTCTGGGGCTGCTTGGGGTGACAAAAATGGTTATACCCTCACCTTCGACGGAATGGAAGCGTTACCAATGCCTTTAGTGGCGGATTACACAACTAATCCATTTGACAACTCAGCGTTTACTAATGTGTCTATAACTACATCATAATATTCTTTTAGTTTTCAATATATTTCTTGATTGGAGGGCTTTTTAGCCCTCTTTTCTTTTTAAAGGCAAATAAAAACAGAGTTTTTCTATATATATATTAGACAAAGGAATTATGATACAAGGAATTACTGCAACCAATCTTGATGCTTTCATACAAACGGAGGACAATAGGATAAATACTACTGTTGCTTCAACTCAGATAAGGCACTTAATGAAGTTCACAAATGATATGGATAAGTCTATTGTGTATGCTTATCCTAGATTGGAAATTATCTATGACAGATATACCTTGTTGGAATATTTATATAGTGCAACCCCCGACCCCTTTGGAGGACAGATTAATTTTCTCCCTGCGGGATATTGGAAATATGAAGCATACGAGGTTAGTTGGATTGGAACGGTGACCATATTGGATGGGTTTGCACCTACAACAGAGGATGATGTATTATCACCTGCTGCTAATAACAAAGGGGTGGTTCAAGGGTTGGTGACTAAAGGAAAAATGTATATAGCTGAAAAAGGAGGAACAGAACAGGTACAATACACGCAAAGACAAGAACCAACAGGAACGAATTACATATATTACGGACAATAAACAATTAAAAAAATGGCAATAGAAAACGTACAACAACTTTTAACAGAACAACTTGGAAAAAATAGATGTGATGTAATCACAACAACGGCAATGACGAGCAAAGATTATTATGCAATTCACTTTGTTACAGAGAGTGTAATAGCTTCAATAACGGCTTCAAATATCCAAACAGGAACAGGAAGTGCAGCTAGTTCTTTACACACTACAATCCCTGCAGGAACAACTTTGTTTCTCCAATGCACCGCTATCACTTTGACTAGTGGTTTGGCTATCTGTTATTATGAGGAGGTTCTATAATGAAGATTTTAAAACTAGGGCAAATGTTAGGTGGTTCTAATAGACCATCAGGAGTTTGGCTTCCTACTGATGAATCAAGTTTGGAAGCGTGGTATCAAAAAGAAGAAGGAATCACTTTAAACGGCTCAGATGTAAGTGCATGGGCGGATAGTTCTACAAACTCACATAATATGGTTCAAGCAACTGCAAGTGAGCAACCTGCTTATTCGTCAGGGGTTTTAACTTTTGACGGTACGGGGGAAAGCTTACAATCAGCTAGTGACATTAGTTTGTCAGGTGATTTTACTATTGGGGTTGTTCTTAGTCCTGTAACACCATTTGGAACGGTATTAGGTGACAACACAGCAGTGGGAGAATGGCTAAGAATTATATCAGCATCAACTGTAAGAATTAAAATTGACAACGCTACGGCAGTAGATTTAAGTTTAGATGTTTCGGGATGGAGTGCAGGTTATATGGTTTTGACTAGAGCATCAAATACCATCTCAATGTGGTGGAATGGAGTGTTGCAATCTGACACAGAAGTTTTAAGTGGAACGGCTGATATTGATGCAATAGGAGTAAGAAAAACAGACTTAAACCCTTATAATGGAACAATAAGTGAGGTGGAAATATTTAGTTCAACAAGTGCAGGTTTGACTGCTAACGTAAATACAAGACTAGCAAGTCTTTAAAAAATAAAATATGAAAGATTCAATAATTTCAGTATCTTTAGAAACATCAACTGCGCCTATTATCAAAGAAGTAAGAGGTCGTGACTATATAGAATATGGGGCAGAAGATTGGAGAAACCTCTATCCTCAATTTCTTATAGACCTTTACTATAATTCCTCTACTCATGCTGCCATTATTAATGCAACGGCTGAAATGATAGCAGGGGAGGACTTAATAGCTTCGGATGATGACGTAAATTTAGATGCTTATGTAAAACTAAAGAAGTTTCTAAGACACGCTAACTCTAAAGAGTCTTTACATCAAGTAATTAAAAAAGTAGCTTTTGATTTTAAACTTCAAGGTGCTTACGCTTTGCACGTTATTTGGAACAGGGAGCGTACTGAAATATCAGAAGTGTATCACGTCCCTGTTGAAAGAGTAAGAGCAGGTAGACCGAATGAAATGGGGAAGGTTGACACTTATTTTATTAGTGCTGATTGGTCAAATACTAGAACTCACAAACCTTATCCAATAGCAGCTTTTAATACTCATGATAGAACAGCAGGGAGTCAGCTTCTTTATACAGGCTCTTACTCTCCTAATATGGACATCTACCATACTCCTGATTACTTAGCTTCATGTAATTGGGCTTTGGTAGATCAAAGAGTTGCTGAGTTTCATTTAAACAATATAGAGAACGGCTTTAGTGGGAGTTACTTTATTTCCTTCGCAAATGGAGTTCCAACATCTGAGGAACGCAGACAAATAGAACAAAGTCTAGCTGAGAAATTCACAGGGGCTAAAAACTCAGGGAAGTTTGTATTAACCTTTTCAGATGACAGAACTAGAACGCCTGAGATCACCCCTATAAGCGTTTCTGATGCCGACAAACAATATTTAGCACTCCAAGAGCTATTGGTTCAAAACATCCTTACAGGACACAGAGTAACGTCACCAATGCTTATGGGTATTAAAAATGACACAGGGCTTGGTTCAAACGTAGACGAACTTAATTCTGCTTTTAATTTTTATCTGAACACAGTAATCATTCCGTTCCAACTAAATATCAAAAACACTTTACAGACTTTGTTCTCAGTTAATAACATGGATTTGCCTGTTGAGTTTGTACAATTAAAACCAATCACACTAGAATTTACTTCTGAGGACTTAAAAGGAATCATGACAGAAGATGAGTTAAGGTCAGAAATGGGGTTAGCTCCTCTAGATGTAGAAGTAAGAGAGGACTTTAGTAAAGTTGAAAAGACAGAACTAGAATCTTTTATTGAAGAATTTGGAGAGGACGACCCTGACGGATATACTTTATTAGATGAGGAAATGGTGGAAGATGAGCATGAAGATTTTGATTTTGAAAATGAATTAAACGAAATATATAAAGTAGAGTTAGCAACTGTTCCCAAGTCAGATAGAGATGGTCTAGACGACCAGGACGGATGGAGTAAAAAAGTCAGCAAGTTTTTTAAAGTAAGATACAAATATGATAGAGATCCTGCATTGACTAACAAATCAGGGACTAAGAGGGAGTTTTGCAGAAAAATGATGGGGGCTAACAAGCTATATAAAAAATCTGACTTAGTGGCTCTAAAAGACAAAGTTGTTAATCCTGGTTTTGGCATTAAGGGTGCTAAAAAATATAATATTTGGCTCTATAAAGGAGGCCCACAATGTTTTCATCGGTTCATCAGAAAGGTGTTTGTGATGGACTTAGAGGACGCTTATAATGAAAAAGACATAACGACCTACGGAAAATTAATTTCTACTGCTAAAGCTAGAAGTCAGGGGTTTTATCCCGAACCTAACAATAAGAAAGTGGCGGAAGCACCTAGAACAATGAAAAATCACGGATATTACAACTAAGAAACTATGGCATACGTATTATTTATATCAGAACAGAAACTAAAAGACTCAACACCTATAAACCTTAGCGTGGACGATTCTTTATTACTTTTTTCGGTAAGAGAAGCGCAGAAATTATATGTTGAAACAGCTCTAGGAACGGACTTAACACAAAAGCTGAAAGACTTAATAACAGCAGGAACTATTGGAAATGTGGGGAATGAAGCGTACAAAACTTTAGTTGATGAATACGTTGGAGATATGCTTCCAGGATACAGTCTTTATCACGCTTTGCCATACCTTAGATTTAAAGTAGAAAACGGAAATATTTATTCCAAGACATCAGAAACAGGAAATGCTTTAAGTACCGAAGAAGCACAACATTTTAGAGAGGAAATTTTGAACACTTCTAGTTATTACAGGGAACGCCTTATAGATTACATTAGAAACAATATCAGTAGCTTTCCTGAATACAATACCAATTCGGGTGCAGATGTAAGCCCGTCTACTGAAAACTACTATGCTAATATGAACCTAGAAAGACCGACACAGGGAACTGAATTAACTTTAAGAAACTTTTTAAGTGCAAGTGATTAATGAAGAAATACTACAAACCAAAAATAATAAATATAACGAAGCTGAAATCCTACTTGGATAAAAAGCCCAAAATAAATAAAAATGACAGATCTAAAAGACACACTACAAGTAGGGATAGCTAACGGATCGGCAATCGGTGTTAGCATAACGGATTGCAACGAAGTGCTAACGCTAGTATCTTTGATATTGGCAATCACTTTTACCGTATATAAATTTATACAATTTGAAAAAAATAAATAGATGGCTCGTAAAGTTGTTGCACAAACTTATAGACCTACTAGAAAGAAGCGCAAAGGGGTACATTCCAAAAACGCCTCCAAAAGTCAAAATGCCTACAAGCAAACGTACAGAGGACAAGGGCGTTAATCTCTTATTGATTAGAGATACTTTTACAGAGAACTCTACAATGGGAGAACTGCTCTTGAATGGTGAGAGAATGTGTGATACCTTAGAGTTACCATATAAAGATAATCAAAGAAGTGTGTCCTGTATACCATCAGGAGAATATCAAGTGCGAATGAGATACCCTAGAGAAAGCGCAACTAGGGGGTATTTGCACCTATTAGTCAAAGAAGTGCCTAACCGAAAATACATACTCTTTCATAGGGGAAATTCAGCTAAAGACACAAGGGGCTGCATCCTAGTAGGTTTGGGAAGCCAACAAGACGTTGTTCATAATTCAGCTTTAGCTATGGATTTACTTATGAAAGAAATAATAAATTTGGGAGGGAAAAATATTAATTTAATAATCAAAAATAAATAGATATGAAAAATTGGATTTTAATGCAAACAATCAAAAAGGCTTTAGGAAGCCGTAAATTCCTTTACACAGTAGTGGGTGTCGTAGTTCAACTGCTTAGTGATAATTGGGGCATAGACGCTGCAACATCTCAAAACATTCTTTATGGAATAATCGCTTTAGTATTAGGTCAGGGATGGGCAGATGCATCTAAAAAATAATAGATACAGATTAAAACCGCATGAGATTGCGGCATTAGAAAAACTAAGGGCAAACGAAAGGAGAAAGCTTATCATACCAGATTTGCACGCTCCATTCGTTGAGCCTGGTTTTTTTGAGCATTGCAAGGCTGTATATGACAAATGGAATTGCAACTCTGTACATTTCACGGGTGACCTTTTGGATAACTCATTTTCTTCATTTCATGAGATAGCGCCTGATGGCAAAAGTGCAGGTGATGAATTAGCTTTAGCAATAGAACAGATTAAGCCTTTTTGGGAAGAATGGAAAGAGGCAACTGTCTGCATTGGCAACCATGACGCCATCATATCAAGGAAGCTTGTAGCATCAGGACTGTCTAGTGCTTGGCTAAAAGATTTTAATGATGTTTTAGGAACTCATGGATGGATTTGGAAAGACAAGTTCATAGAAGATGGCGTTATGTATTTGCACGGAACAGGAAGTTCTGGGCGTAATGGTGCAATAAATAGGGCTATAAATTGGAACACTAAAATTTGTCAAGGTCATATACATACTGAAACTAGCATAATCTATCATGCGAACCAACATAACTTATTGTGGTCTATGCAATTAGGATCGGCGTTTAATGTTAATTCTTACGCTGCAAACTATGCTAAGAACTTTACAAAAAAACCTATTATAGCCGTTGGTGTTATTTTAGATAATGGGCGCTTGCCTATTTTAGAACCCATGGAATTATGAAAGACAATATCACTTGGAAAGTCTTTGGCATTTACTTGCTTCTTATAGTAGTCGTAATATTGCTCAGTTTATAGTACCCTTTAGCCGTTTTAGGCACTTTCTTTTCTTTTTAATACCTATATACTAGACAGCCCTTAAAGTCGCTTATCTAGTCAAAACACTATTAACACTTAAATTGTTAATAACTTTGTAAGTAAAGTTGTTAGTAATTGAATTTTCTTTTTATCTTTGTGTCATATTAATCAATACAAAAACAAAGTGAAATTAACAAACAAAAAAACAGGTAATAGCTTTAACCTAAGCGGAAAAGGAGCAGCAGACTTCTTTTATGCTAAAAACGCTAGAGGAAGGTTCATCAACAAAGTTGAGGACTACAATATTAATGATGGTAAAAATGAAATAAGTCAGATCAAGTTCTTATTAACTTGTGTTGGATTAATGGCATTAAGTCTAGGCTCTTTCTTTTTATACTTGCACTTAAATTATTAATCATGAAACTAGAATGCGATACATACTACTTTTATCCTAATGGCGAATATAAAACAAGTTCAGAATGGAACAACAGACTTGATTGTTATAGTCATGACATTTACGAAGTTAGCAGGGCAATAAGAATATTTGGAACTAGAAAACAAATAGACAAAGCGTTTAACGATTATTGTGATGCTTCGGGACTTAATGTTGATGAGGGCTATGATTTTGAAGATAAGGATAAATTAAAAGAATATGCACAATTATATAAAAATAAGGCACTAATAATAAATTTAAGATAATGACACCAATACCTTTAGAAGAACCAAAAGAAGAACCAAGAACAAATTGCTGTGATGCAAAGTTTATAGCAGAAACAGATTTATGCTCTGATTGCAAAGAACATTCAGAAACATTTGAAGAAGAACAAGACGAATTAATACACAGAAGAATGAATGATATTAATACATTCCAAGCGTGTGAAAACGAAGTTTATTTAAGAGGAACAGACGAATACGGCAAAGACTTTCAGATCTGTTTTGACTCTTATAACTTTTTAGAATGGATTGATACAGAACATTTAGAATATATTAAAAAACAATTAGTTAAACATATTAATTCAAAATAATTTAGTATTTTTAACACAATTATAAACAAAAAAAAGAAATATGAGAACGGAAAAAATTAAAGAAAAGTATCATCACTACGGACTAGACAAAGATGACATTTTCAAGCATCAACACTATGTCATCATCACAAGAAGCGGCATAGATAAAATCCAAGCAATAGAGAACATAACTATTGACTATGAAGTAATAAATTGCGAAAGAGATTTTTGTGTAGTAAAAGCAAATGCCTTAAAAGGTGAAGCGTCAATACAAACGTTTGGCTCAGCTTTAAAAGGAGGGTTTAAAGACGGAAACTGCAATAGTTGGTACGTAATGGAGATGGCGGAGAAACGAGCAATGAGCAGGGCGGTTCTGAAGCTAACGGGCTTCTATGAATTGGGAGTATTTGGCGAAGATGAAAGCGAGGACTTTAAAAACAGTAATAATCAAAAATAAATAAATTATGTTAGACAAATATGTTTTAATATTTAAAGGAGAAGAAATAGACAGAACTAGAACTATGAGTAAGGCCAGATGTTTACGTAGAGAATATCAATTAGCGTTTAAGGGCTTAGTAACAATACAAGAAATAAAAAAAGAGGAACTTAATTACAATGAAAAATTTTAATAACTAAATAAATAAATTATGGAAGTACGTGGTAAATTAGTAAAAATGCTTGACTTAGAAACAGGCACAAGCAAAGCAGGAAAGGAGTGGCAAAAGCAATCAGTTGTAATAGATACGGGTGAGGACTTTAATAATATAGTTTGTGTCAATGCTTTTGGTGATAAAGTGGATAAACTCAATAAGTTACAAGAGGGAATGACAGTAGCGATTTTGTGTAATGTTTATTCAAGAGAATACAAAGGGAAATATTATCACAATATAGACGGCTATCATTTTACAAATCAAAGTGATGCTGAAAGTGATGAATTTATGACTTCGGATAATACACCATTTTAAGATGACAGAAGAAGATAACTTTAAAAATATATGTGATCTTACTACAAAGTTAATGGGATTTGATGATAATGCTTTAGCTTTAAAAAGCAGAAAAAGACCTTTGCAAGTAGCTAGAGCAGTTGCAGCTTGTATTGCAAGAAGCGAGGAGGGTATACATAGAACAGTAATTGCTAAAGGACTTAATAGAGACAGAAGTCTTATATATCACTATGAGCATGGACATAAAACTAACTATGCAACCTGTCTGGTTTATAGAAATACCTTCAACAAGGTCTATCGTGGATATAAGGATATTGACAGTTCAAAACTCACATTTTTAGATGATGACTTTTTAAAAAGACACTTGATACAAAGTGGAGTTAGAGAAAATGCAAAGTCACAAGTATTCTTAGAAATAAAAAGCGGTGATTCTATGTGTATAATATCAACTTCTTACTTTGATTTTTCTAATCAATTAGAAAATGTTAAATTTGCCATGAAAAATTATCACTACACAATTAAAATTATTTAATGGAGAAACCCAATTACTATGCCGTTATTCCTGCTGAAGTAAGATACAGCAAAAAGCTAACACCAAACGCTAAACTTCTTTATGCAGAAATTACGGCACTATGTAATATGAATGGAAAATGTACTGCTTCTACTCAATATTTTTGCAACCTGTATGAAGTTAGTAGGGTATCTATTCAAAAATGGCTAAAAATTTTAGAAGATAATAAATACATAAAGCGTGTTAATATATATAAACAAGGTAGTAAAGAAATATTATCAAGGGTGATAACTTTGGTTAACAACCCTTGTAAAGAAATGTTTACAGATAATAATAATATAAATATAACTAATACTAATCTTACAGATAGTAATAAAAAGGCGTTCTTTAAAAAACCAACTATTGATGATGTTAAAAATTATTGTATCTTACGAAAAAATAATATAGATGCCGAAGCATTTATTGCGTTTTATGAAAGCAAGGGATGGATGGTGGGAAGCAATAAAATGAAAAATTGGAAACAAGCTATTGTCACTTGGGAAAAAAGAGAAGAAAAGAAACCACAAACAATGAGCAAAATAGATTCACAATTAAACGAATACTTAAAAGGAAAAGAATATTTATGAAAGCATTAAAACAAGAAGATATAAAAGATTTAAAAGAAAAGGTATATGAATTAATTGCCAAGACTTCAATAGAGATCGGTCATAAAACAGATGGCAAAACAATGGCTAGTCTTAGTAAAATATTTGCAACAGACTTAATACAAGAAAAACGTTTTGGGAAAATGACTTTTAATCAAGTTCAAGATGCTTTCAGACTTGGAGTAAGATTTGGAAAGGACGAGCCCTTTTTAAATATTAGAACTTTTTATCGTTGGGTATATGCCCATAAGAAAGTGATAGACAACGCTTGGTATGAAGTTCACACATTAGGAAAGCCAAAAGAAGAAACATTATATTATCAAGAACCAATAAAATTACTCAAATGATAGGATGGGTAATAATAGCAGCAATATTTCTGTATATAAATTACAAACTAAAAGAATGAAAACAAAAGAAGTAGTAAGAGAATTACTAACCATTAAACCTTATTTAAGAGATAATGACAATCTATTGATTGCAGCTTATTGGTGGAAAGAATTAAAGGTAAAAGAAATTGATCCTAATAAATTAAATGGCTTGGAATTTATGCAGATGTTTGCTAATAACAAACTTACCAATATAAAGACAATAGAAAGAATGAGAAGAAAGCTGCAAGAAGAATGTCCTGAGTTAAGGGGTAAGGCGTATGAATTAAGGAAAGGGGCAGTTCAAGACAAATGGAAAAAAGACTTAGGTTATGAAGTCAATAAGTAAATTAAAAAAAGAGCTAGACAAATGGTTTTCTTTATTCATAAGACTTAGAGATTGTGATGATTTAGGGTTCGTAAAGTGTTTCACTTCGGGAAAATATTATCACTATAAGAACATTCATGCAGGTCACTTCATGTCAAGAAAATGCCTGTCAACTCGGTGGTGTGAGATCAACGTACAAGCACAATCAGTTGCAGATAATCTTTTTGCTCAGGGACGACAGTATCAATTCGGAATAAATTTAGATGCTCAATTCGGAGAGGGGACTGCTGAAAAATTACAAATCAAATCCAAACAAACACAAAAGTTTACTAGAACAGATTACGAAGAAAAAATAAGTTATTACAAATCGGCTGTTGAAAACTTAAAAAAAGAAAAGGGAATAATGTAACTTTTTTTATAATTTTGACGTATGCACAAAGCGATCTATTCAAGTGAGCAACACAAATCTATAATTGAGGTTTATATTATTATGTGTAAACAGTTTGTGCAAGAGTCAACCACCCAAGCAAGATACAACAATTATTTAGAGGTTTTGGATATAATCGTGGAATATTCAAATGGCTACGGGCAGGGGCTTAGAGAGAACAATTTCTATGATTGGATCATGATAATACCTATCAATTTGTCAGTTGCAACAAGCGGCTTTTTTGCAGGGATAGAAACTAAGACTAATGCAGCAGTTGTAAGAGCATATAAGGTGGTGCTTGATGAGATGCTAAAAGAAACGGTTGAAAGATTAGATTTATTAGAACCCACTAATGACTGATATATATGTTGAAATATCAAAGCTTACAGAGAAATTCAGAACAATGGCTTATGGCATTACAACAGACGAAAACAAAGTTAATGAAGCGGTGCAGGAACTGATGCTCTATTTCCTGCAAATGAACCCCGACACGCTTAGGAGCATTTATGAAAAGGATGGAATACTTGGTATTACACGATATGGAGCAGTAGCATTAAGGAGAGCATTAACAAGTAAAAGAAGCAATTTCTACTATAAGTATGAAAAGTATTACACACATATTGATAATTTTAGTCATAATTGCAACACAACTCATAACAATAATGCTGATGTATATAATACTACTAATAATAAAAATATATCAAACATTCCAAACCAAGAAGTAGACAATTCAAGATTAGAAAAATTAGAATTAATTGACAAAGAATTAGATAAAATAGATTATTGGTATGACAGGGAGTTGTTTAAACTCTATTACTACGAAGGCAATACATTGGATTCACTAGCGTCAAAGACTAGAATAAGTCGCAACAGTATATTCACTACAATAGACAAAGTAAGAAATTTGCTTAAAAAGAAATTGAATGAATAAGTTTTTTGTTCCTAATGAAGTTTATAAAGATAGGATTGCTATTTGTAAGGGTTGCGAATTTTATGTAAGTTTACTTGGAAATTGCTCTATTTGTAAATGTTTTATGAAGCTGAAATGCAGGTTAGCCCCTCAAGAGTGTCCGAAAAAGAAATGGCAGAAAACAACTAAGATAGAAACCCCTGATGATTTGCCACAAGAAATAATAGATGAGGTCTTAGAAGTATGGGAGGACTTAAAAACAGGCAAAGCAAAAGACCATGCAGCTAAGAAAAAAATGATTGAGATTTACAACGTCATACACATGACTAATTACAGCACAACCACTAATTGCGGTTCTTGTATATCAACTTGTTTTGATGGAATTAAAAACCTTTATAAAAAATACAATAATTAACTATGGCCTCAGCAAATATAAAAATGTTGCAGAAAACATCTAACCATTCTTTGTCAGATGAATGCTATACTCCTGAGAATGCCGTACTTCCGTTGCTTAGTGAATTAAGCAAAGATAATGTTTACTATGACTGCACAAGTGGTATTAGTTCAAGTCTTTTGGATTGTTTTAATGAAAACGGATATAAATGCTTGTCAAGTGAAGATAGAAATTTTCTTACAGATGATATTCCTGATGGAGTAGATGTTATAATAACCAATCCCCCTTATTCTAAAAAGGATAAATTTATAGAAAGATGCTATCAATTAAAAAAACCTTTTGCTTTATTGTTGCCCGTAAGTTCTTTGCAGGGAATAAAAAGGGGGGAAATGTTCAGTCAAAATGGTGTTGAGTTGTTAGTGTTAAAAAAAAGAATAGATTTTACAGGCAAAGGAAGTCCTCATTTTGGAGTGGCTTGGTTTTGCAAAGACATATTGAAAAGGAAAATAATTTTTAAATAAAAACATGAGCTATTTAACACACTTAAAAAGAAGCGATCACCACTATTCAAGCAGATGGATTGTCAAGTATGATGACAACGATCTAGTGAGAGAGGTGAAACTTATTTATAGCCCAGAAGAATATAGGGCTAATAAAAAACCAAGAACATTAAATACAAAAGATGGACTAATTAAAATTTTAGAAAATGACAAAGAAAGAAGATTACAAAAAAAATCCTGAACCGACATATTATACGGGAATAAAATATGGCTATTCAGCTAGAAAGGTAGTGGAGGACTTTGATCTCAGCTATAATGTAGGGACGGCTTGTTCTTATTTAATGAGAGCAGGAAAGAAAGACGGCAATCCTGCTGAACAAGATATACAGAAAGCAATAAACCATTTGCATTTTGAACTAGATAAGCTCTTTAAAGGTGGTGATATTAAAACAGGGGGACTTGCAACATGAAAATATTAAACTTATATGCAGGAATAGGTGGAAATAGGACTTTATGGGGTGAAGAACACCAAATAACAGCAGTAGAAATTAATTCTGAATATGCAGGAATTTACAAGAGTAAGTTTGCTAATGATAATGTAGTTGTTACAGATGCTCACTATTATTTATTAAATCACTATAAGGAGTATGATTTTATATGGAGCAGCCCACCCTGTCCTACTCATAGTAAATTATCCTATAGTCAAAATACGAAGCAATATATTGATGTAACTTTATACCAACAAATTATATTGCTTAAATCTTGGTTTAAAGGTAAATGGGTTATTGAAAATGTAATGCCTTATTATGATTATTTAGTAGAGCCATCTTTTATAATAGGCAGACACCCGTTTTGGAGTAATTTTAATGTAACACCTGTAGAGGTTAAAAATATAGATATAACAAGAAGCACTAATAAAGAATTGTCTGAATATTTAGGTGTACCTATTCCAAGATATAAAGCAGGAGTATTATTAAGAAATTGCGTAGAACCAAAAATAGGCAAACACTTTTTAGATACTGCTCAATATCAAAACATAATACAAAAAGAATTATTTTGAAAGAATACCA